TCCTTATCAAGACACTCAACAACTAATAACTTGTCATCTTTCAAAGCCTTTTTTGCAAAAGGACAAGGGGCATATCCCACATCTGGATCAACTACACTTAAATCATTGTGAACCCACTCTTCTATAAGTTCACGCATCTTTACTTTTTCTTTCTACGAACAGATTTTACGCGCCTTGGCTTGCCTGCTGGCTGCCCCAAACGTTTCTTCTGAGCAATGCGAGAAGACTTTTCTTTTGAAGACATTTCTTTGGTTGTCTTCGGGGTTTTGGATGATACCCGCTTTGACGGGCGACAATAAGGGACACCACGCTTTTCTCCTTTTTTACGACCACATTTCTTGCCCGTGCGAACGTCCTTCCAGTCCTCTTTAAACCATCTTTTAAGAGCTAAACCAGCTTTTGTCTTTCTAACTGCCATCAGGATTGCTCCACCGCGCCTTTAGTTCTTTTTCTTCGCCTCGGCAATACTTTGCCGCAACCTCTCGCTACCGCCGTGCCCTTGATATTTTTGCCGCGAAATTTCCGCTTCGGTTTGGACGGAACGGTCATCATTAGAAGGTCTTACCCTTGCGTTTAGTAGAGCGATTCTTTCTTTTAGTCTTCTTACTTTTTCCTCCAGTTCCATAATTCGCCGCGCCTACCTTTCGACATTTCGCAATGGCACCTGAAGCATATGCACTTGGAAAAACCTTGTATCGAGCTTTTACTTTTTTATAACAAGCGTCTTTGGGCATTTTAGAACTCCTCTTTGATGGAGGTTTTGAAATTTGTTTTCGCATCGAGCTGCGCGAGATTGCCATCGTATGTCCTCCCTGTGAAGTCCTCCCACATAGGTCTAATCATTTGATGAAGTTGATCTATTTTTTCATTATTAGCATCAATCTTCAACGCCATGACCGCTACATTTCTATCTACGGCAATAAGTGTTGTTGAAATCCATGTGAGACCAGTTACACACGCACCTATAAAAGCAACAAAGATCGTTCCTGCAATGAAATTAGCACTTAACATTTCCACCTTCTTCTTGCCTGACGCAAACGTGAATTTGGATTCTTTGCCGCTTTTGGAAACTTTTTCATCTGACCAGCGGATCTAGCACAAAATGACTTACGTCTCTTTGCTGCCTTACTACCTTTTTTGACTTTTCCAGTAACAGCCGTTTTTAGCTTGCTGCCTGGATTGTCCCTGCGATATTTAGCGACACCAGCCTTAGTCATTCCCGCTCCACTTTTTGTGGAGCGGAAATACTTTTTCGTCTTCGGAGGCTGTTTGTCTCTTTTTCTAGTCATTAGCCAAAGAAGCCAGTGATAGAGTCCACGTTAGTCAGCGTCACATGACACTCACTATCGAAGATTATACCATGATCTGGAATGGTGATTTGATTATCATCAGATGTGTGAAACACCATAGACAATAAAGTTGCACCACCGCTTCCATTTTTAAATACCACCGCAGGAGAACCGCTAGAGGCTGTTTTGACGTAGAACGCCTTCAACCTTGTTCGACCCCCCTGTAAGGTTCCTGTGCTCGTAACAGTATTAGCTGAAATAGAAGCAGCCATGTAAAACTCCTCTTCTATGAATTTACTAGGCCACCTGAACGTATTCAATGATGAACGTGAAAGAACCCGCTGTCGTAGCGTCCACAGTGTTTGTGATGTTACAATAAATTGTTCTCTCTGCTGATGTGTACTGAACAGAGGCTGGGGCTGTAGTAGCATCCTGAGTCTGAAGAACAAGGTCAGTTAGAGTTACGTTACCTACAACAACAGTTGTACCGCCATCAAGAATTTCATCTGTCTGTGCAGCAACAATCTGTGCTCCAGAGCTTGATGTGCCAACCTCATATCCGATGTCACCTGTTCCAATAACTGGAGAAGTAACACAGAAGATTTTAATGTTAGTGATGATCGTATTGGCTGGTTGCGTAAACTCACCGATATTATCACTGTCTCCAGCAGTTGTGTTAACGGTAACACCAGTGGCAAAGCCAACGTGTTTTACAAATTTGTTTGTAACAATGCCTGTAGAAGCGATAGAGGAGGTTTCTGTTATCGCACCCGTGGTTGAGTTTTTATTGATAACTTTAAAACCATTTTCAGAGCGGACTGCCCCGCTAAAAGTAGTAGTAGCCATTTAAGTTCTCCTGTCGTGGCTAATGTCAGTCACCCAATGCGACTGTCAGGATAAACACAGCATACACGAAAAAAAACGAAGCCGCAATTACTACGGCTCCGAGTTAAGGGAGGATTTGATATCTCAACAATGCGTAAGATACAAAAGTATCATAACATAAAAAAGGGCGACTAAAAAGCCGCCCTTTAACCCAGTATGGAGGACTAGGGTTTATGCACCAGGTGAACCAAATACACAACGAGGATCGGAGAAGCCGAAGCTGTAACGCTCACGAGCCTTGAAGCGCATGTTACCTGTGTCAAAGTCTGCTTCCATCTGTGTTGACAGTGGAACACGCTCAAAGTGGAGGAATCCACGAGGAGCATCTGTCAACAGGAAGAATGCATCCGTGTCAGTGAGGAAGTCGTTAACGGCATAACCGTCAGGCAACATACCCATTGAACGAAGTGCATTGACATCATTGTCAGCAGTACCCACACGAAGATTTGAAACCATCAAACGCTCGGCAACAAACTGTAGTTGACGAGGAACAACAAGTTTCATTCCGCGTAGAGCAACCTTCAAACCACGCTCATCAACAAAACCAGCAATGCTAATCAGAGCGTCCTCAAGAGAGGTTTCGTTCAAATCAGCGGCAGTGCTTGGCTCGTTGTTGAATGTGCTACCATTCGTCAATGGGTGAGATGCATCACACAATGCAACTCCGTCACCACCAGCAAACGCACCAGCCGAGAACGCATTGTTTAGAATGCTGGCTGCTTTGACCTGCTTGGTATGTGCCATTGAACGGGCAAGAGCACGAGTGTAGCGGCTTGAGAGACGATCATAAAGATTATCCTCAACAGCCTCTTCAGTAATGCTGAATGCCAAGGCAATGGTTTCATGGTTGTACCGAGCGGTAAATGCTTCGTTGGCATCATCAAAACTGATGGCAGAACCCTCATCCTTAGTGGGAGCAGCTCCAAAGCCAGAAAGCATAACCTCTTCTTCAAATGCACGATCTGAAGACTCGGTGGTGAAAATTTCGGCGTGCTGGTTTTCATACCTGTCATACTCCATTCCAAATAGAGCATTTAGGCCAGGCTCCAGCTCTTTCGCCAGTTGTGCGCGAGAAATAGCCATAACTGAGCCTCCTTATACGCCAGTCGTAGAAACAGTGCCCTGTGCAATGCTACCTGTCGGAGCATTGAAGTGGTTGTTTATACGAACGATTAACGGGATACCAGCAGCAGTGAAGTCTGAGTTTTCTGGGTCGTCAAGGACTCCCATAATACGCAGAGCATGCGTGTTGGTGGTTGCGATAGTATTCAAATCCGCAGTAGCAGAGGAAATACCTGTAGTGGTAGAACCGCTGTTACCAGTTGCTAATTGAATATTTGCGAACACTGCGGCGCGAATCTCTGCTTCAGTATTAGCAGCAGAAACCACGTTTGATGTTGCAATCGTAAACAACTGTGATGGATTATCATACAAAAAGGCTTTAACGGGGAAATTAGAATCCGCGCCAGAGCCAGGCCAGAAGTTAGAACGAACTACTTCTCCAGTGGTAGAACTGACATACTCACATCCGTTGAACACACCCACGATTGACACTGATCCACCAGCAGCAGCTTGCAGATCATCAATCACTCCGGCAGCAAGCGGGATAACCGCCATACCTTGGAAGATCGGGTTAGAGTTGGTAGACGCGATGCGATACTCAGTCGTACCAGTGGAATTAGGTGCTGAACCCAGCATCCCATACGGCCTCAAGCCGAAGCTTCCATTGGTGTTTGCCATGAGAATAACTCCTTATCTCACTATGGTTTAATTGGAGCCGCCTTTGCGACCTCCAAAACTTACACGACTTTGCCTCTCATTAGTGATTGGCATCGAAGGATGTTGTTCCTTCATTAAGTCCTGATCCACAGCAGTCATTTGTTCGCGTGTCCGATCACGGTAATATGCGGTTCTTTCCTGCGCTGTCTCTTCAGGGATCCTTGCTAACATTAACCCGCCGTTTCCTATAACACCTGCGTGATTACCATCTTCAATAACAGCAAAATCGGATCCAGAATACTCATCGGCTCTGACAGGTTCCCATCCTTCGCGAAGTTTCGCATGGACGTTCATCTTATCTTCATCACCTCTGAGGGCTGTTCTGATCCAACGGTGCCTATATCCGTCAGGTGCTTCAGGTGCTTCTAAACGACTGGGCGGTGCCCAAGGCTTTCTGCGCGATGTCTTTTCGCGGGTTTCGGTAGACCGTGGTTGTCTTGTGTCACTCATAGCTTAGTCCTTTACATACTTAGCGTATTCTTCAAGAGGAACACCAAGTTTCTTAGCCATTGCTACTTGTGACGGTGTCAACTTGACGGTTCTGCGCCCCTGTTTTGAACTGCGGGAAGCGGAAGTATCAGCCGAGGCGACCCTTGTACTTCCTCCGGTTTGTTTTCCCCCCATCTCATTTGGAAAACGAGATTTTAAACGGGAATCCAACTCATCATAATACTCTTCGCCGTCTGGGTCAAACCCTTCTTCGGTCACAAGTTTATTATGAATAACAAAAGCGGCTTGGGTCATTATCTCATCTTCGCCAAACCACTCATTCTTTTCAGCCCACTTCTGCGCCTTTGGATCTGGCTGTGCGGCGGGTTGAGCCTGTTGTTGCGCGGCGGGTTGAGCCTGTTGTTGTGGCACAGGTTGTCCACCCTGTTGTTCTTGTCGTTGCTTTGCTAATCGAAAGCGTTCTTGTTCTATGGAAATCTTAGATAAAGCCTGTTGAGCATCAAACATTGCATCAACATCGCCGCGATCATGAGCCTCACGATAGGCTCTTTTCGCAGTATCTAACTGAGAATCAATGCGGGTGCCGTATTCGCTCAAGTATCCTTGATCTAGATTTGTTAGACGAGACTTCAGATCTTCGTTCTCTTTTTTGAGAACGTCTGCAATACGGGCAGCCTCTTCTTTATCTCTCTCCGCGTAGCGGTACTTTTCAGTAAGTTTCTTTATCCGCTTCTGGACACCTTTACTGTAGTTATCCAGTTCCTCTCCCTCTGAATCTTCTTTAACAGTGACTTTTGGCTTATCGTCAAGCTCTAAGTTCTGTTGAACAGGAGTCTTTTCAGCAGACTCGTCAATTGTGACTTCTACGTTTTCTTCTTCAACAACTTGTGCTTCAGCCTCTGCCACTACCGCCTCCTTAGACATGTTTCACATCATCTGGCTCTAGGATCGTAGCAATGACCTCATCGTCATTGATTATGCGAACCTCACCGCCATCAATTTTAAACCTGGACCCTGCATATCTGCCAATGCACACCCACTGACCCTCTTCACACCAAGGTTCAGGACTGTCACCAAATTTGTTAGGATCTTGATACGCCAAAGGCCCTAGCTTTAAAACATAGGCCACCACAGTGGCTAATGCCTCACGCTCTCGTGCCTCATTGGGAATTATGATGCCGCCCTCTGTCTTCGTCTTACCTTGATAAGGCATGACAAGTATCCTCCAACCAGTTGGTTGAGGCAGGCGTTCTTTCAAAGATTTGTCTACTAAGCTGGGGTCTAAAACTCGTTTTTCAGCCTCCACATAGGCGGCTTCTGTTGATACAGGTTCTTTTGCTTTAGACTTTGCGATATGGTCAGGAACGTATAATGTCTTCGCCATCTTCTATGTTTCTCTCCAGCAGGGTTTTGATCTCTTCCTTGGCATAGACAAGTCCCTGTACTTCTCCAACCAACCGCTGGTACTGTTCAAAGTTTGAAACACCACCAGATGTCAACATGTCAGCGATCTGTTCCTCTCGCTGTGCTAACAACTTATAAACATGTTTTGCGAAGTCTGCAACATCCATTATACAATTAAAATGTCCCTGCGAACTTTTTACCCCTTACAACGGCACCACAACCTCGACTCATAGCGACCTTGTTTCCTGTGCGACCACCTTTGCGAAAGGTTTTGACATCTTCTTTAAACCTATCAGACTCAGCGATTT